AAGAAGCTCGGGCTTTATTAATTAAATTTTGATTTTTTTCAATGCTTTGTTGCTTCTTCTTAATATCGTCGGCTAGATTTTTTCCCATACTAAGACTGGCATTTTGATTGCCTAACTCCTTAGTCATATCCCGAGCCAGCTTGACCGACAGTTTATCAGCTTCAGTAACCCGACTTTTAATACCAGCGAGTTCTTTCATAGACTCTACATAGGACTGAGCTATGTTTACGTTTTCCTGATTTGTGTCTTGCTGGTTCTTTTCGGTCATAGGAATATCCGGTTACTTATAAATATTTACTTAGACCGTTTCTGAAAGCCTGGATGGTTTGGGAGATCGTCTTTATTAGGATTTTCGAAATCAACAGTAGTCTGAGATTTTGTTCTGCCGCGGGAACTAGTTTTAGCTCCTGCTTTTTTAGCAGCGGCTGCTTCTTCTTCATAATAGTCGGACATCTGGGCTAAGGTAAATTTTCTCAACCACATAGGCATATTGTAGACCGTATGCCAGTCATATCCTCCTTTTCCAAAGAAGACTATCTCATGTATTTGTTTAAATAGTCCGTGACGGTACTGAGCTGCGTCAGTCGAGGTCAGGGTAAAGAAAGCTGGCCCCGATTGGGATGGTTACGGGGTTATCCCCTCCTTCTGGGATGAAAGTCATATCAACATCTGGTTGAATCTGTCTCATATACTCTCTCAAAGCTCTAGAGTCTCTAGCTAACATAGCATTGTCAACAAAAGATCTAATATCTTTACTTTCCGTACTTCCGTTAACTGAGGTAATGATGTGCTTTAATCTAGTTGTTAACTCTGGGGTGTTCTCTTTTGAGATTTTTTTAAGACCTTCTAATTCTCTTTCGATTTTTCTTTCATCGGCTCCCGTAAGAACTTTAAAAGTAATTTCATTTTGAGAGTGAGGTAAGGTGTATTTAAATTCATTAACCCCTTTAGTAATCAGAGATTCATCAAAAGGCTTGTTTTCTACCAAACTTAAGTCTATAGACTGTCTTTCGCCGTCGTATTCAAATTCATAGTCTTTTCCGTAACCTAAGATACGGCAAGCAACTAAGATTGCATTCTTATCTCCTACTAAAAGATCGTCGTAATTAATTTTAGTTACGATCAAAGATTGTAATAGTTTATCTACTACAGTTCCTTTTTTGATGTAGGCTTGGTTAGTTAGAATGTCCTCTTCTTTTGCGGTCATGTATTTGATCTCAATCTGACCGGATGCTAATGGACTGTCTTCTGGGTATAATAACCCTTTTGATGGAAGGTCGATGACCTCTGTCGGCATTTTAAATTCTGACATGGATTTTCTTTGTTATAACTGTTCTATTATAAATATATACAAAAATACTTTATACGTCAACTAAAACGTAATTTCCCTTATATTTCATTACGTTGTATGGAGACCAATCAATTTCATCAGTCTCAATTCCGGCTTTAATAAATGCCTGTCTAATCCCGATTACCAAATCTTTTAAAGAGTCTGGAAGATCGTTTAGAGCATCTTCTTCTCCGTCTATAATATAGGCTTCAGCAGCTGGTTTAGCTACTTTTATTAAGTCTTTCTCATCGTTTCCAATCTCCATTGCATTAGGCATATCTAGGATTGCTAACTTATCGGAGATCTTTTCTAAACCTAAAATAGGAATAATATGAGAAGATGAATGTCCTAGCAGTTTTTCTGCATGTTCAATCTCTAGAGGGTCAGTAGTTACTTTTTTAACGTCTTCTCCTTTCTCTAAAACGATTCCCCAGTCTCCTTGACCTACTCGTCTCCAGCCTTGATCTTCAAGCTTGTAAACTTGGGCAGTTAATGCCGGGGTTGATATTACTTCTTTTAATATATCTAAGAGTTTCATAAATAAAAAAGCCCTCTCTAATAAATAGGAGGGCTCTTATAGATCCGTTAATTAGATTAGAAGTTCAATACAGCGTAGTCAAATCTTAGACTTACTGAAATTTCCTGATGTGCAGCACCTTCATCCCAACTTAGCTCAGAGAAAGTAGCTGTTTTAGCATAAGCACCTTTAAGCACCCATTCAGAAACAATATCTCCTACAGGTCCTAAAATATCAATGGTTACGTCTTTCTTATAGAAGTCTGAATATCCATCTCTACCGGTTACTGATTCGTGTCCTAAACGAATCCACTCCATTACTGCCTGTGCACCAGAAGGGGTAATTGGATCAAATAAAGTCATATCAAGATCTGACCAAGTACTTCTACCTTTAATCTTACGTTGAACGTTAATGTGGTTTAAGGTTATATCTTCTGATTCTATCACTACCGAACCTACTCCTTTGATAAAGTATGAAGGAATTCCATCCACATACATTATAAATCGATTTTTCTGTTTAGGTTCAAAGGCGGTGAAAAATATTTCGTTTGGATCTAATACTGCCATGTTTTTATTCTTTTAATCTATTATAAATATCTTCGTTTAAATTAATTATCCTGGGAATGTAGCTCCTGTTGGTAAAATGTTGAAGTCTAAGTAGATGAATTCTGCAGTCTTAGTAGGTTGTAAGTAAATTTGACCTACTAATTGGTTTCTGTCGATTACATCTGCTGTGTTATTACTATCATCCATTACTACCTTGAAAGCGTAAAGTCCCTGTCTTTGTTGAACTGATTCTAAGTAAGGATTAACCTGAGCTAAGAATTGGTTTCTAGTTGCTAATGTATTCTGCTCGAATAGTAAGTTTCTAGATACTTCAGAGATATAATTCTTTAAAGTAATCAACAATCTTCTAACATTTACTCTATCTAAAGCAGAAGCTCTAGTCTGTAAAGTTTTCTGTCCAAATACTACCAATCCTGTGTTAGGGAAGGAAGCAATTGGGTTAACTTTACCGTCATATAAGTCATCTCTTTGACCTTGAGTTAGCTTTCTTTCTGCTTGTATTGCGGTAGCTAAAGCTCCTCTGTTAAATCCAGCAGGTGCAAACCAAGTCTCAGAAGTACTATCGTTATAAGCAAATACTGAAGGTACAAAGTAGAAGCAGGCACCCAAACGTTGTTTCCAGAATATGGGTCTGGTGTTTGAATCCAAGGCCAATACATTGAAGCATAAGAACTGTTTCTGGTTGCTGCTTCTGTAGTAGCAGAAGTTACTGTTGCTCCGTAAGCTGTTGGATCAATTACAAGTAAGTGATCTTGTCTCTCTGTAGCAGTATTAATCAAGGTTGTGATTGTGCTTGAGTAAGCAGTGTTGTACAATCCAGGCACTACCATAGTGTTATAAGCATATTCATCCTTATTTGCTAGTAAAGCTAAAGCAGTAGTGTAGTTATCTGCAACAAGTCCTTGGGTATCTAGATTGCTAATATTCTGGTAGAATTTAGCTTCTCTTCCGTTAAACGGTGTTCCAGTTGCTCCACCAAAAGATCCAGAAGATGCTGCAGGTATTGAACCGGTTAAACTAGCCTTAGCAGTTCCATTATTATCAAAGAAATTTGGCGTTGTATAGTTAACTGCTGATACTGTTACGAATTGGCTCTTATTAGGATAAGACCCAGAAACTTGTATGTATGTTGTTCCATCTCCGTCGGTAACTACTGTTTGAGTCTGATCTCCAATAGCCCGGGCAATATAATTAGGTTGTGTTGGGTCTAAAGAAAGATTAGGCCAAGTCTCTAAAACAACTTTATTATTGGTATTATCATCTCCTCTTCTAATTAAGAGTGTAAAGGTTCCTAAACTACGATTTACTCCTGATATCTCCCATCTTAAGTTATCCTTACTTCCTGATGGTAGTATTCCTCCATCACCTTCAGTAGAAGTACTATTCATAATAGTACCTTCAGAAGGAGTTTTAAGTTCAAAAGGACTAAGTCCAGTTGTAGGACCTCCAGAACCAGTAGGGATGAGGCTAGATGTAGCTGCAGTAAAGGATCCTGATGCTACTCTGGTTACCAGTAAGGTTTCTCCTCCGTTTTGGAAGTAATTATACGCTGTAATTGAAGTAAAATAGGTATAGTAGTTTGAACCAGATAAAGCTTGTTTTCCAAACTTACTTTCAAATTCACTAAACGATGTTACTAACGTAGGTATGTTAACAAGTCCTCTTGCAGTTGGTCCAACAATTGCTGCTCCAATTGCAGGCGGCTGTTGGGTCAAGAAGGATTGATCATTCTCTCTTGTTAAAATACCAGGTGATAATAAAGTTTCTGCCATTTTTGTTTTCTTTAAATAGTTGTCTAATATAAATAGGACTTAGATTTGCAAAAAGTCTAAGTTATAAACCTACTTTAAAGCTTAAGTTCTCAGTAAATACTGTAGTACTTCCATCTAAGGTTGTCTTAAGTAGTACTGTATAGTAACGTTCTGGCTGTAAACCATTCATATAAACGTCGAAGTAATTTCCGCTAGAATCACAAGATACTTTTGTGTAGTTGGTGTCAAAATCTATAACATACTCGTCTGTATCTAAATCTTTGATAGCGTAATATGTATTTTGAGGTAGTGCGTAATTAGTTGTGTAAACCGAACTAGTAGTAAAGGTTCTTGTTGGGTTTTGCGGTCTTACATTTAACCTAAATCGTTGAATTGATTCTGAATTGTAGGTTATCGGTCTATTTTTTAAAGTTACCACAGTATCTTGGGAAGTAACTGTTATTAGAGATCCTACTGAATAAGAGGAATCATCCCATTTAAAATCTAAAGAAGGTGGGTAAATTGTATTAGTGTCTACAGAAAAGTATTTTAATTCTGTTCTATAAGCTTTATTATCTAGAAATTCAAGAGATTCTGCTTGTTTAATTATAAAACCGTCGTTAGATAATCCTCCAGAATACCAAGTGAGTATAGTGTCTGTGACGTTTAAATTTAAATCTAAATCACTCCTATATGAAAAGGATGCAGATTGTACAACTGAAAGACCTAAACTAGAGCCGGTATACCAAGTTCCTCCTCCTTGATTTGACCCTGAGTAGGAGGCTGTTGCGTAGGTTCCAAAATTTGAAGTAGCCCAACTATTAGAACCGGAGTTATTAGTCCATGTCCAAGATACTCCGTTGGTTGTTTGAGGGCTATCTAAATATTTACCTGTTCCGTTTTCCCAAGCTCCTGATACGGGGTAACATTCAACTGCTGTTTCTTGAGATAATCCGGTTACTTTTGCACTATAGAGGTTTAAGTTGGTTTTAAATGTTCCGGTTACTTTATTTTCTAAAACAGAAGTTATTTCCGAGGTTGGGAATTTAATCAAAGTACGTGAAACTTCAGGTGTTCCTCCTACAGGGTCTCCACCAGTTAAAGTATTAACTTCTAAAATTTCATCAATACCGGTATTCATTGAAGGGTATTCACTATATATAGTAGCATCTTTTTCCGGGAATATTTTGTACACTGCCATTGGTTATAAATATTTAGGTATCTGTAGATTGTATCTCTGATGTTATTATGGTAGATCCTTTAGAGAAAGATTTACGAGCAGCTACAATATCCTTATTAATAGTCTCCGGTACTAGGTAGCCGTTTAAGGTAATACTAAAGTTTGTTTTTATTAATCTTTCTTCTCCTTGATTTAAAGTTTCGTTATTTGTAAAGCTTTCAATACGGGCATGAAATTTATATCTTGCTGGATCTCCCCAGTAGGAATTAGTAGCATAATTAATACCTTCAATTACTTTATTCATCTGCTCAATATAATAAGTCCAAACTATACAATCATACTGCAATGTTACATAATCAGGAACAACTACTATATCATAAGAATCTACAGGTTGTCTGTTATTTAAAAGATCAAAACGGCTATAAGTATTACTTTTCTGATATCCTTTACCTACTACAGCGTAGTTTAGAGGAAAATTAGCATCAATTTTATTAGTTAACGCAAAATTATTTTCCATGCTAGTACGTCTAAACATAATAACCGGTGCCATGATTTTGCTATTCTTATCTCTATAATAACCGTCTTTTTGAACGGATTTCCATCTTTCAGGATTACCATAAACTACTGGTATGTTTTCTAAAACTCCGTTCTGATATACTTGAGGTTTTATAATATTATTAAAGTAGTAGTGTACTGCCTCATCTATATCCTGTATTCCGATTCCATATGTTCTACCCGGTTCATCTTTTAAAGTAATTTGCTGGGCTCTGTACGCTTTAGCGGTTGCTGGATCGTTAGGGTTGATAAAACGAGGAAGCGGTGTAACAGAACTATTAGGATTTTCTAACAAAGGGTCTTGTTTTGAGATTGAAATATCTCTTTGGTTCTTCGGTATAGGTTTTCTAATATTATCTGCCATTATCCTCTTTCTTTAGTTATTCCTATCTTATCTGCAGGAACAAGGTGGGTGTTACAAATTATAGATACAGAAGATCCAAATTGATTTAATCCTTCTGAGTAACTGTAGTCTGGTGATTTACCTACGAACAATTGGTTTTCTACTATTCCATCAATCTCGTAATAATTTTCATAATAGAAAATTACGTCTCCAACTTGTGCTACTAAATCTAAATCGACTAAATCCTGTCTAAAGAATGCAAAGTCTAAAGTTCTAGCCACATCTGGTCCCCATTCATCTGAGTTCCAGGTTTGATCTCCTCTGGTTACTAATGAATTTAATAAAACAGGTTCGTGAACAAATTTAGAAACTGCTTCTCCATACATATTAGTTCTAGAAGCACCGACAGTTATTTTATAATATCCTACCTGTTGGGTGATCACATCCCCAAGCAGTTCTCTGTTTATTGAGTTAAACAGTAAAATATCTCTCTGCCTTCCAAATAATGCCATTTACAGTTCATCTATTTTTTGAAGTCTCTTAAGACTGTATTTAAATTTTTTAAGCTCGGGAATTTTCTCCATTGCCAGCTTTTTAACTGTATCAAAAGTTTCCTGTCCGGGCTTGGTTGTTACAACTTTAATTTCCAAGATTCCTCTTGGTTCTAAATCTTCTTTATCTGTCTTATTGTTAACTACTGTAACATAAGGTAAAGAACGGATAATCTGAGCAATATCAGTTATATTAGTTTCGTCTGAGAATTCTATATAAGCATAAGTGTCATACATGCTGTATGTTAACTCAGATAGTATGTTTATTAATTTACTCATTATATGTTATCCAATATAAATAAAATATGGAGCTTGTGAAAGCTCTTTTTGTTTAAAGTCAGATTCTGCCGCTCTTCTTTCTAGAAGCTTCTCTCTTGAAGTCTCTTCCAGGTACCCTCTCAATCTTTCTACTAAGGCATTCTTTTCAGCCGTTCCTGCAGTGATAAGATCGGCATGATTTAGAGTAACTTCAGCTCCCGGAATAGGAACTGTACCGTATTTACCTCTAACATACCCAAGCACCTCTTTTGCTAGAGCTAGAGTGTATTCAAATATCCACTGTCTTCCTATGGAGTTAATTTGTTTATAGGTAGGATTAGCATATGGAACATTGGATACGTTTGTTACCGGTCCGGCAACTCCAGAATCTCCTGCTGGGTTTTGTCTATCGGAGTTTTTGATATACTGGAAGAATAGCTTTCCTCCGTCTACTGTTGGTATTGGGAAGAGCTTTAATTTGTTATTTATTAATTCAAAAGAGTATTGAGACTTTCTGATCTGATCGTTAAACTCAATTGCTTGGATCTTTTGAAGATCATAATTGATCGGCATTAATAAAAAGTTAATTGCCGGTGAGTAATTACCCCATCCAAACGTATCTAAAAGGTTCTGCATTCCAGTACCTGTTCCTGCATAAGGATCAAAATACCTAACAATGGCAGGAGGTGCCTGATAAAAGACTCTTTTTATTTCTATTCAATCTCCGGTATCTAAAGATTCTGAAGCTGCCGCCCAGGCATCTAAGTCGTAAACCTGCTGACCGTTAACAGTAGTTATAGATCCGCTATACCATTCAACGTTTCCTCCAACTCCTACCTCTTCACCGTACTGCTGGGACATCCTTATGATAGATGCCATATTCGGCTGGATTAAGGTATTATTAAAGTTAGATCCTGTTGATGCTCCTTCAACGTCTAGGTAATCCTGTCTTACTTTATAAGCGTAAACTTCGTTTCCGTAAGTTGTTACTGCTTCTTCAAAAGCTGTATAAAGATGGGTAGGTTGTAATTCTACATCTGATATCGGATATCCTAATCTACGGGCACAGAAATCTGCTACCTTATCAGCATCCATTTGAAACTGATAATCATAATCATAAAATCCAAAGGGTGTATCTCCGGGAAAGAATGAAGAAGAACCGGGCCAGATTGTAGCATTTGCCATATGTTATAAATAGCAAAGGCTTTCGTATTAGTTTATAAATTCAACGTAAGCAGCTGATCCGGTAATATTAATATCGGAAGATCCTGATACTATAAACTGTAAATCTCCGTTTATAGCTGTTTTAGGTATACCACTATATAGGTCAGATAATGCCACTCTCTTATAATCCTCTCCTTTACACCACCCTATAAAACCACATCCATAAATTTGATCATTAGAGAATATAACCTCATATTCAATCTCAATAGGTACATCGTCTATTTGGTTTAAGGCTATTGAGCCTCCGGTTCCTTGCTGGGTTCCGGTAATGATAGTTCCACCAATCTTTACATAAGAATCTAAAGTAGCATTCGCTCCTCCGATTGAATCTCCGGCACAGTATCCTTTTATACTAAACTTTACAATCTTAGCATCGGTTAAAGTATCCTGCTGGGTATAAGGAGTGGGTAGATCTCTATCTCCGGTAAATCTGGTAGATGCTGAAAGTAGGTCATATTCATCTACTGTTGATGAAGAGGCGTACGTATCTTCAAACTTTGTATAAATTGTACCTTGAGGGTAGATTGTTGTGTAGTTGTAAGATCCTGTTACATACTCTTTAAAAGTACCTGCATTTAAAGCATAAGAAGCCGACCCCACAAAATCAACCTGGGATCCGTCATTTGATCCTGAGAAGATTGAAGCGTTTAAAGTATTTGATGAAGGATTATAAAATATCCCTGATCCATCTGATCCTGAATCTACTACTAATTGGGCATAATCTGCTCCGGAAGGATCAGGTAGCCCTGTAGGACTTACGAAAGTTAACCGGTAATCTATATCGTTGGTAGGTAAGTTACTTATTCTAACATTAGTTGCATTTGTTGCTGTTCCGGTAACATTTCCTGTTAAGTCCCCTATATACCCGTTAAGGGAGGATACACTTCCAGTTAGTTCTAGTGATCCTGATAAGTTGATATCATAAGCTACCGTTCCTGTTAAAGCGTCAACGGATTGAGTTACATGCCAGGCATTAATAGTCTGGTCTTGTGCTATACCGGTTTTTGAAAGCGTAAGTGCCATATATAATAAATATTCCTAAAACAGTAAAAGGAGCCCGGTTTAATGAGCTCCTAAAATAGTAGGGTTTTTATAAAATTATCCTTCAGCTATTGGGATAAATTCTCCCTTTTCTAAGTTAAGATTTCCATTGCCGTACTTATCAAAAAGTTCCTGGCTGATCTTAAGTTCTTCATTACGTAGTTCTGCAAAAGCTTCTTCTGCTACTGTACGCTGGGCTTCCAAGTTTAGGCGCTGGATTTCAAAGCTTCCTAGCTGCTGGGCGATCTGACCTGAGCGCTGTTGGAGGTCTCTTAAACTGTTTAACTCTTCTTCGGTTAGTTTCTTAGGTTCCATATTTTTATAATATAAGTTAATTTTAATTTAAAGGCAACATATAATGATCTGCTCGTTTAGTTTCTTCAGAGAGATCAGTCATTTTTTCTACTATCTTAGCATCTACTAAGTCCGGATGTATCCACCAATCCTCAAATGCACTATTTGAATCAGGAGCAATATTTCCTACTACTCGTTTATATCCTAAAGACTCTAAATACTTTCTTGAAGCTTTTCTGTAGTCTGTTTTATGGTGTAGGTAATAATCATGCTCAAAAGTTACTACGGCGAATTTATACCTATCAAATGGAATTGATAGTAGAACGTTAAAAGTAGTTTCGGCCGGTTCACAGTCTACCTGAAGATAGTCTATGGTTTTAGGTGTTTCTAGCTCTTCTAAGATTTCTGTGTAGTTTAATTCGGTAGCATCTACCTGGATGCATTGATTGGTACGTTCTTGATTAAACTCTTTTGCTTTCTCTTCTTCAATCTCTACCGAAATTCCTTTCCATCCAAACTCTGTTTCTAAAAGATAGGTGTTATTATCTACAATAGGATCAGAAGCTCCTATCTCTAAATAAGTTCCGTTCTTCTTCCCATCAAGCATACTTAATACAAACATATCTTGATAAACTTGGGAATAGTTTTTTTCTATCTTTTTAGAATCTTTAAATTTATACCTTAACTTAGAATGATCTTCTTTTTTATAAGGTAATGGAAGATATTGGAGTCCCCAGATTCTAGATAAATTTTGATAACAGGCTTCTGTGAATTTCTCTGCCATCGGATATTCCTTTAATAAAGTCTGGAATATTGTTCTAGATTCATCACATTGCCCTACCCACCATGCTGATACTCCTTTTTGAAATATAAGAGCATATTCACCCGGGTAATCAATATCGGTTAAAGTTTCTTTAGTGTAGTTTAGTTTATCTAAACCTTGAACTGCTGCCAGGTAACATTCCTGCCATTCTTCTTTTACCTGATGATCATAACTTAGGTGGTAGTATCCTTCCGGTCTACTAGGGTCATAGGTTATAGCATTTAAGAATGCTCCTCTGGTTGAATGAGGTCTTCCTCCTACTTCCTTAAGACATAAGGCAACCTTAATTAAAGCTTCGTAAACTAAATCATGGTATTCATCTATACCGTATTCGGCCGCTCTTAAGAAATAAGATAATGCTGCTGCTTTATAACCTTCTAAATAGTACTGTTCTCCTAACCAGAAGTTAGTTTCTGGGTTATATGGGTCGATGATAAAAGCTTCGTACCTAGTCATTGATTAGTTCCTCCACAACTTTTGCCGGTATTTTTAATGCATAGGCTGCATTATCATGAAAACCGAAAGTTAATACTAGATCGTTGTTTACTACTGCTGCTCCGCAGGCAAATTCAATTCTTCCGGTCATAAACTTAAATACATCTGATTTCTTAACAATATTCCAATCCTCATCCCAGACTATAATTCTATGGTTATAAATTCCATCCTTATTATTATTTTCATTCATCCAGAATTCAACTTCGTGGATTACACAGAGTCTATATTTACCCCATCTTACTACTGAGGATCCTCCTCTTAAGTCCCCGAGTATTCCTAGATCTTTGTAAGGTTTAGAAATAAGAACTTCACTGGTTTGAGTTTCAGGATCAACCTTAACAACCTCGGTTGGATTAGCCCATTTAACATAGCAGTAATCCATATCATTGATAGGCATCCAATTTTTCTCACAGTAAGAATCAGGATCATTAGGAGGTTCTATTCTAGATCTTGAGATTTCTTTTACTTGACTGTCTACGGTTACTACTTCGGATAATTCCATCCGACCTTCTCCGTTAGGTTTAGTATCTCTCCGGACTCCGGTTAAATACATTTTATCATCCCATCTCACCACCCGGGCATCTTCCAGTCCTATAAAGTCCCAGACCGGGGTTATGTCTAGATCTGAAGTATACTTT